CGGTCCCGTTCGCTCCGCGACGGGGGCCGGAACGGCCCTGACCGGGCACGAGCCGCCCGGAGAGCCCAGGTTCTTCCCGCCAGCCCACCCGGACCGCGCCGGGACCATGCTGGGAGGGGTGGCCGATCTGCTGCTGGACCGGCACGGCACGGCACTGCTGCCGTGGCAGGAGCGGGTGCTGGACCGGGTGCTGGAGGTGGACGCCGACGGCCGGTGGTGCTGGCCGCAGGTCCTCATCCTGGTGAGCAGGCAGTCCGGCAAGAGCACCCTGTCCAGGGCCCTGCTGGAGTACCACGCCGAGCAGGGGCGCCTGGCGCTGCTGAGCAGCATGCGGCTGACCTCGCTGGAGGACGTGTTCCGGCCGAGCATGGCGCGCTACCGCGACGAGCCCGGCTTCAGGGTGCGCCGCCTGCGCGATCAGCCGGAGATCACCTGGCCGGGAGGCGGGCGCTGGATCGGCCAGGCCTCCAGCCCGCTGCTGGGCCGAGGCCTGACCATCGACGGCATCGCCGTCATGGACGAGGTCCAGGACCAGCGCATCGAGGCCTACGAGTCGCTGGCACCGGCCATGGTGGAGGTCCCCAACCCGCAGATCGTGGCGCTGGGCACCGCGCCCAGAGGGCCCAGCGAGTTGCTGACCAGGCTGCGCACCGCCGGTGCGGAGGGCGGCGGGGTGCTGCACATCGAGTGGTCGGCACCGCCGGACGCCGATCCGCTGGACGAGGAGACCTGGCGGCGGGCGTCGCCCCGCTGGAGCCCGCAGCGCCTGGCGCACATCCGCCGGGAGTCCAGGATCCACGCCATCGCATACATCAGGTCGGAGTACCTCTGCCAGAGCGTGGGCACCGGCGACGAGCCGTGGCTGGACCTGTCCGCCCTGCTGTCCCGGCGCACCGCGCCGGAGGTGCCCGACCGCCCTGCGGTGGCCGTGGTGGAGGACGGCGGCCTGGGCCAGGGCGGTCCGGCGGTGGCGTTCGCCTGGGAGGACATCGACGGCCTGTGCGTGACCGCAGGGACCGTGCCCGACCTGCGCGCGGCCTGGGTGGCCGCCGCGAGGGCGGAGCGCCGCCTGGCGGGCGTCACGCTGCTGCGGGAGCCCGAGGCGCGGGCGCTGGGGGCCAGGGGCGTGGGCCGCCGCGAGGTGCCCGCCGCGCTGGCGCTGTTCCGGCGGCTGGTGTCCGACCGGGAGGTCCGCTGGGACGGCGACGACCTGCTGGACCAGATCACCGCCTCGGCGGTGCGCGAGGACGCCGGAGGCATCCTGTCGCTGCGGCCGGGACAGACCAACGTCCTGCGCGCCGCGCTGTGGGCCGTGCAGGCGGCCAGGGCCGACCCGGAGCCGGTCCTGGTCTGAGGGTGCCACCGGAGGGCAACAGGGCCTTAGATCGCCCGTATCTGCTTCCAAGCCTGGGCATTCAGGAATCCCGCTGCTACGTTCGCAGTGTGTCATGGGGCGAGTTGGCTACCCGCATCAACGACGCCGCGCGCTCCGAGCCGGTCCGGATGACCGGGTTCCAGCAGCGCGACCTCGCCCAGGTGATCCCGGGCTACGTCTCCTGGTACGAGTCCGGCTCCGCCTCCCACGGCCTGGCGCTGCCCGCCGTGTGGTCCTGCGTCCGGCTCATCGCCGCCACCGTGGACCAGTTGGAGGTGCGGGTCCAGCTGGGCGACCGCCCGGCCACCATCGCCGCACCGTCGTGGCTGCGGTTCCCGCGCCGCTACGGCTCCGCCCTGGACCTGGGCGACCTGGTGCAGTACATCGTGACCGCGCAGTTGCTCCGGGGAGCCGCCTACCTGCGGTGCATCCGCGTCGGAGAGTCGTGGCGGCTGGACGTGCTGCACAACGACTCCGTGCAGGTCCAGCGGTCCACCTCCGGCGTCGTGTCCCTGCGCTACCTGGTGGACGGCGAGGAGATGGAGCACGTCCCTGCCATCGCCGCGCAGTGGCGCGAGGGCCAGCCGTGCATCCTGCCGATCCCGTACCTGGTGGTGCCCGACCATCCCGAGGGCATCGGCCCGGTGCAGGCCATGCGCCAGGCGCTGGAGGGCTACGCCAAGGCGGAGTCCGAGGCGGCCAACCTGCTGGACGGCGGCAAGGCCTACCAGGGCGGCATCCTCACCACCGACCAGGAGATCAGCGCCACCACCGCCGAGCGCTACCAGGACCGCTGGGAGTCCAACCGGAAGTTGGGCAAGATCCCGGTCCTCGGGTCCGGCCTGCGCTACGACTCCGCCATCGGGCTGAAGCCCAGCGACGCCCAATGGCTGGAGAGCAGAGCCTATTCCACCGCTATTGTCGCTGCGGCTTTCGGCATTCCGCCGAGTTACCTGGGCCTTTCCCTGATCGGCGGACAATCGAGTCTGTCGTACAGCAACGCCCAAGATTCCGACCGCCAGTACCGTCGGGCGGCCGTGGCACCCGCCACCAACCAGATCGCCAACGCGGTCTCGCTGCTGCTGCCGCCCGGCCGGAATCCGGCCGAGGAGACCCGCCTGGTTTTCGATTACACCCGGTGGGCCGGAGAGCAGCCCACGACCGGCACCGTCCCGGACGGGACGGACGCCGCCGCTCCGGAGGAGGGATAGCCATGCTCACCCGCACCATCGCCGCAGCGCCGCCGGAGGCCGCCGCAGAGGCCGGGCGCACCGGCGAGGGCCTCACCATCAGCGGCGTCCTCGTGCCCTGGGACAGCCCCATCGAGTACGGCGGCGTCAGCGAGCGGTTCGCGCGCGGCTCCGTCGCGCCGGACGCCGTCATCGGCATGCCGCTGCTCTGGGCGCACGACCGGGCCGAGCCCATCGGCCGGTTCACCGACGCCCGCGACGCCGAGTCCGGCCTGGAGTTCACCGCCGAGATCGTGCCCACCTCCCGGGGCCGGGACGCCATCGCCCTGCTCCGCGCGGAGGCCATCGGCGGGATGAGCATCGGGTTCGACCCCGTCGAGGTGCAGCAGGACGGCGCCGGCGGCATCACCTACCTCAGGGCGGCACCGGTGGAGGGCTCCGTGACCCCTCTGCCCGCCTACGGGGAAGCAGCAGTCCTGGCCGTGCGCCAGGTGGAGGACCCCGCCACCGGGGCAACCAACGAGAGGGAGGCGGCCGACATGGCTGACACCGAGACGAGGGACGCCACGGTGGACCTCACGACCATCACCGAGCGGCTGGACGCCATCGAGGCCCGCGCCTCGGAGTCCGGGCGCACCGACCGGGCCCGCACCGTGTCCGTCCGCGACGCATTCGCCGCCGGCATCCTGGACTACGCCCGCACCGGGCAGCGCCGTGCCCTGGCGGACGTGGTCTCCAGCGGCAACGCGGGCATCCTCCCGCCCGAGTGGGACCGCAGCGTCCTGTCGGTGCTGGACACCCGCCGCCCGCTCATCGGGGCGTCCGGCAGCACCGGGTTCCCGTCCACCGGCGTGACCAAGACGTTCCCGAAGGTGCTCACGCACACCACCGTCGGAGCGCGCGGCACCGAGAAGACCCAGGTCCCGTCCTCGGCGCTCACCACCGGCAGCGACGTGTACACCGCGCAGTGGCTGGCCGGAGCCGTGGACGTGGCCATCGAGTTGATCGCCCAGTCCGATCCGAGCGTCGCGCTGCTGGTGGCGTCGGACCTGCTGGCGCAGTACGCCATCGCGTCGGAGACCGCGCACGCGACCAGCACCGAGGCCGCCGCCACCGCGACCGGCGCGGCGCTGCGGACCGACACCTACGGCAACCTCATCGACGACATCATCGGCAGCGGCGTCGCCATCGAGGACGCGACCGGCGCGTTCGGCGACATGCTGGCCGTCACCGCCGCGCAGTGGGCCGAGATCCTGGGCCTGCTGGACGGCGACGGGCGGCGGGTGTTCGCCGGTACCGGGGCGTCCAACGCCGACGGCTCCGCGTCCCTGACCGCCTCCGCCGTCAACATCGGCGGCGTCACGGTGTTCCGGTCTCCGCGCAGCACGGAGGCGGTGCAGTTCAACAGCACCAGCCTCCTGGTGGCCGAGAAGCCGCCCATGTCGCTGACCAGCGTCAACGTGCCGCTGGCAGGGCAGGACTACGGCATCCTCGGCGCGATCATGCCGGTGCCCCGCATCCCGGACGGCATCCTCAAGTACGACGCCCCAGTAGCCGGAGCGGGCGCGAAGAAGTAGCCCGCCATTCATCGGATGAATGCGGGAGCAGGTACGGGTACGCAGCGCGAGGAGGTCGTCATGGCAGTGGTGGTGCAGCCGCCGACCGTGGACGACCTCCTCGCGTACCTCGGCCTGTCGGGAGCGCAGTACCCGTCGGAGGAGGCGCAGGCCGCCCTGGACGCCGCCATGACCGAGGTGGAGTCGCTGTGCGTCACCGACCCGTTCGAGGCACCGCTGCGGGAGGCCGTGCTGCGGCGCTCCCAGGCCATCCTCACCGCCCGGGGCGCGCCGCTGGGCATGCTGGACGGCGGCACGTTCGGGCTCTCGCCGATGCTCCGCTACGACACCGAGCTCAACCGGCTGGTGTCCGGCTACCTGAAGGGCGGATTCGCATGAGCGCCGCCCGGGCCCTGGCGGACCTGGTGTCGGCCCTGGCCGCCACCTACCCGGCCAAACTGTCCGACCGCGCCAACCGGCTGGGCGTCACCGCCGTGGTGGAGCCCGAGCGGGGCGAGTACATCGACACCTCGTGCAGCCCCTCTCCCATGGACCTCACCGCCACCGTCACCCTCCTGGCGGCCATGACGGGAGAGCGGGGCGTCGCCGACCTGCTCACCCACCTGGACGCGGTGGCGGACCTCGTCCGGGAGGCCGGGTGGAGCCCGCAGCAGTGGGAGCCCGGATCGGTCGAGGATTCGCCCGCCATCGTCATCACCGCAGTCACCCAGACCGAGGGCTAGGAGGCCATCGCATGCCCACCGTCACCCAGCGCCAGAACAGCCTGACGCTCACCCTGGACGGCACCAGCCATGAGTGCCAGGTCATCAATCTGGAGTACACCGCGCCCGGCTACGCCGCTGGCGAGACCGTCGAGGTCGCCTGCCCGGACGGCGTGGTCGTGGAGCCCGGCGACCGGACCGACGGCTCCATCACCGGCGAGGTCTACGCCGATTCCACGGACGAGGGCATCACCTGGGTCCTGCTCCAGGCGCAGCAGCAGCAGGCCACCCTGGCCTACGTCCTCACGTTCTACGCCGACGCGGCGAGCACCGTGGCGTTCACCGTCACCGGAGAATGCACCGTCGGGTCGTTCGTCCTGCCCTGGAGCAAGCCCGGCTACGCCCGCCATTCGCTGGGCCTCGTGGTGCAGACAGCGGAGTACGCCCGCCCGGCGTAGGTGGGGCACCGTCCTCCAATGCATTGGAGTGGCAGTCCTTGAGCACAACGGCGGCGCGATGGACGGAGATGAGGTGGCCGCATGGCATCGGGATTGACCGTCGAGTTCGAGCCCGTGCTGCTGGCGGCCGACGCCTTCCGGCGCGCCGACCGCGACATGCAGCGCGCCATCCGCACCACCGCCAACCGCACCGTGGGACCGCTGCTGAAGTCCTCCATCGCCCGGAGGGCGCGCATGGGCCAGGACCGCACCATCGCCGCCAGCGCCCGCGTCCGCTCCGGAAGCAACCCCGCCGTCGTGGTGCCGGGCGGCCGGTTCTCCGGCGGCCTGTCCGTCAAGCAGAACGCCGCCCGCATCTACGAGTTCGGCGGGTACCGGGAGGCGGTCGTGGAGTACACCAACCGCAGCCCTCGGGGCACCGCCTACAAGGTCCGCAGGCACACCCAGCGGCAGATCCCGTGGCGCACGCCCAAGGGCCGCATGATCTACCCGGCGCTGGCCGAGGTGGCTCCCGAGATCGTCGGCGCATGGGTGAGGGTAGTGATGGCGATCTACGCGGAGGCCGCACGCGGTGAGGGGCGGTGACCCATGGCTAGGAGCGGACGACCAGTAGTCATTTCCTTCGCCGCCGATGTCGCCTCGTTCCTGCGCGGGAGTAAGAAGGTCGAGAAGTCCACCGAGGATATCGCCGACGAGTTGCAGAAGGCGGAGCGCTCCAGCGAGGACTTCAGCCGCGAGTTCCGGCGGTCGATGGACAAGGCGGAGCGCGCCGCCGATTCATCGAGCAGGAAGATCGGCCGGGATTTCGAGCGCGCCGGTGACGACATCGCCGACATCGGAAAAGAGGCTGGCGAGGAGTTCCAGCAGAACCTCGGCGAATCCATCGCGCAGGGCGACCTCTCCGGGATCGTGCAGGACACCCTCGGCGGCCTCACCGCCGCGCTGAAGGGACCTGTCGGCCTGGCCGCCGCAGCCGTCGCCGGTGTCATCGGCTTCGCCTTCGCCACGTTCCGCGAGAAGTCCGAGGAGGAGGCCGCCGAGATCAAGGCGATCTGGGAGGGCGTGGCTTCCAGCATCGAGTCGCTGTACACGCAGGGCATCCTCACCGCCACGAGGACCGAGATCTACCAGGCCACCGTGGACGCGCTGAAGGAGATGACGCCGCTCATCGACAAGGCCCGCGACGGGTTCGCGAAGTGGGGCGTGGACGCCAACGACGTGGCAGCGGCAGCCGTCCTCGGCGGCGACGCATGGGCCGAGCAGGAGCAGATCCTCTACAACATCCTGAACAACGTCGAGGCCACCTCGGGCATCTACAGCGAGGACTACAGGCAGATCGCCGACCTCGTGGTGCAGGCGCAGGGCTGGCACGACGAGTCCGCCGGTGTCCGCACCGAGCAGGAGGGCATCGCCGCAGCGGCCGACGCCACCGCCCGAGCCCTGGGCCTGGTGGACACCAACGGCGACGGCATCATCGACGACACGGACAAGATCGCGGGCAACACCGCCACCGCCGCCGACAACATGGGCACCGTCGCCAACGAGTCGGAGCGGGCGGCCGACGCATTGGGCCGCAGCCGCGAGGAGATCCAGAAACTGGTGCGGGAGCGCGCCACGAAGTGGATCGAGTTCCGCGCCACCGGCAATGCCGCCGCCTACGTCACGCAGGGCGGGAGCAACTACAGCCCGGCCTATGTGGCCATCGACAACTACTACCAGCGCAATCCGAACGGATAGGGGCCGGCAATGGCGATGACTGTCGCGGCAGAGGTGGTGGCCTCGCTGTGGGGCGTCCGCCTCACCGCGTCCGGTGCCACCGGCGACGTGGACTGGTACCGCGACGACGAGGGCGGCGATCAGATCCTCGTGGGCACCGGCGAGGAGATCATCGACCGGACCTGCGGCCTGAACATCCCGCTGGTCTACACCGCCGTGGACGACACCGCCTCCGTCAACACCGGGATCGTCCGGGTGGACTCCGACCACCCGGTGCTGGGCAACGGGCTCATCCCGGTCGCCAGGCAGGTCCAGGTGGTCTCCTACCGGCCGCTGTCGTGGGAGGCGACCTCGACGTACCACCGCGTCCTGGGCTCCCGCAAGCCGTTCGTCACGGCCGCACCGGCCATCGACCCCTCCGGCACGCTGGTGCTGCGGGCGCGCGACCGCGCCGAGCGCTACCTGCTGGTGGGCATGCTGACGGCCGGAGACCCGCTGCTGCTGCGCACCACCGAGCCCGACCGGCTGGACACGCTCACCTTCGTCATGACGAACCTGTCGGACCCGTTCGTGCGGGAGACCATGCGCGAGGGCGAGACCAGGCTCCAGGTGGAGTTCCAGGCCGTGGCGGCGATCCGCGACCAGGTCGTCCCGGCGTCGTGGACCTACGAGGCGCTGAAGAGCTCCTGGCCGGACTACCGGGCCGTCGAGGCGGCCTACGCGGACTATGTGTCCCTGCTGGCGGGTGTCTAGCGTGATCGCGCCCGAGGGAGCCAGGGAGGCCGCCAGCCGGAGCCACCGGCCCGAGTGGCGGGTCCGGCTCTGGCTGCGCAACGGCACCACCCGACTGCTGCCGGTCAAGTACGGGGCCGTCATCAAGGACCTCGACAGCACCACCACCATCAACGTGGAGATCCCGACCGGCCTGGAGCCGGGCCTGCTGGACCAGGACTACCTCCCTGCCGGGAGCTCCATCAGCGCGGAGTACCGCATCCGCAACGCGACGCCGTGGCTCCGGATCGCCCGCTGCGACATCGTGTCCGGCGCCATCGCCAGGCCGGAGTCCACCTGGGTGCTGTCCTGCGTGGATCGCGGGCGGCGCATCGCCAAGGACGACCTGAAGCGCAGCAGGATGATCCTGCGCAAGGCTCCGATCGCCGAGAACATCGCCAACATCATCCGGCGGACCTTCCCGGGCATCAACGTGGAGGCCACCGGCCGCGCGACCACCATGGAGTTCCCGACGCCCGACGACCTGGACATCACCCAGGGCGACCCGTGGGCGCTGTGCAAGGAGTTGGCCGCCGCAGCTGGTGCCATCGTCTACGAGGACTGCGCCCGGAGCGTCTTCGTGGTCGAGAACGCGCCGGACCTGGACGACCCGGTGGACAGCCTGGTGGTGGGCGACGGCGGTTCCCTGACGCGCTACACCATCCAGCACGAGATGGGTCCGAACATGGCGATCATGGAGTATGTGGACGCCGACAGCAACAGCGTGGTGCGGACCGGGCAGGCGATCGACACCAGCCCCACGTCCCCGGTGGCCTACCAGCGGGTCGGGACCTACATCGTCACGACCGAGCAGGCGCGGGTCAAGCAGGCACCGGGCCAGGCCGACGCCGACCTGGCAGCCCTGGCGCTGCTGCGGCGGGAGTCGTCCATGATGCGCCGCGCCAACCTGGTCCACCCGCAGCGCCCGTGGCTCCAGCCCGGCGAGACCGTGAGCATCGCGTACCTGGGCGGACCGGTGGAGGACCAGGTCATCGAGCGGGTGGAGATCCCGATGGTCACCGGCGAGGAGCAGGTCACCGTCCTGCGGACCGACATGTACCAGATGAGCAGCCCGCTGCCCTACTCCAACAACGCAGAACAGGAGGGCTGATCCAAATGCCTACCCCGAACTTCGGCTGGCGACTGCCGGTGCCCACGGACATCCCGGACGTGGTGACGGACCTCTCCAACCTCGGCACCGACGCCGACGCCACCGCCAAGGAGGCCGCCGACGCCATCACGGTCCTGGAGGGCCGGATGGAGGACCGCGCGTGGCGGATGGGCTACCAGATCACCTCGCCCAACGCATCCGGGCAGGCGACGGTGACATGGGGCGCGGGCATCTTCGCCAGCCCGCCGATCTTCCTGGTGCAACTGGGCGACGCGAGCAGCGCCTGCAAGACGGTCGCGCCCGCCTACTCGACCATCACGGCCAGCAGTTGCTCGGTGGCGCACTACAACGCCAGCGGCGGCAACGTCACCACCGGCAACTTCCGCATCGTCTACCTGGTCGCCGGAACACCGGCATAGAGGAGGAGCACAATGGACACCTACAGCACCATCGCGGAGATCGCCCGGACCGACCGCTTCATGGAGCGGGTGACGGCCTGCGCCGCCCAGCAGGGCGCGCCCGGCGAGCCGTGGCAGTGGACCTACGAGCGCCGCTACACCATCGCGTCGAGCCCCGGATGGGCCGAGGCCGTGGACTCCTGGCACGCGGGCAACCCGGCGCGGTCGGTGGACGACGCCGACGACTGGGCGGAGAACCAGGGCGTCATCTCCGATCAGATGATCCTGGCCACCGTGCAGCCGCTCATCCAACCGTTGAACGGGTGAAGTTCGACTGGGCGCGCATCCCGCTGCTGGTGATCGTGGCGGGCATGTTCGTCCTGGCCGCCTACGACTACGAGGAGGGCGGTCAGGAGGGCGGCGCGCTGTTCGCCATCGGCGCGGTGGTCATCGGCGCGTACCTGGCGCTGGAGTGCATCGCCTGGTACGAGCGGCTGCGCCTCAGGCGCGAGCGGGAGGAGGACGGCGGTGACAGGCACCCGTGACCGGAAGATGGGGCCGCAGCCGGACCTGTACGCGCTGGGCTGGAAGGCCGGTCTGGAGACCGCCCGGAGGTCGCTGATGAAGCACCGCGACGACCCGGAGGCGGCGCTGCGGGAGATCCAGCACCTGCTCATCCAGGCGCACCGACCAGTGAAAGGGCGGCGCTGATGGTTTCGCCCGCGCCCGGCTACAGCGTGACCACCGGCTACGGCGTGCCCGGCTCCTGGTGCGGCGGCTCCCACCGGGCCTACGACTACGCGGCGCCGACCGGCGCCGATGTGGTGGCCGCCTGGTCGGGCGTGGTCACCGGCTACACATGGGGTCCGTCGTTCGGCACTCAGGTCATCATCGACCACGACCCGCTGCCCGACGGCTCCCCCGGCTACTGGGCGCTGTACGCGCACCTGTCGGAGAAACTGGTCCCGGCCGGCAGGCGGGTTCAGGCGGGGCAACTGGTCGGGCGGGTCGGTTCCACCGGGAACAGCACCGGCCCCCATCTGCATTTCGAGGTCCAGCCGTCGATGCATTGGAAGTGCGGCGGCGGTATCCACCCGCAGCCGTGGACCGCCGCGCAGCCGGACACGTCAGGGCCACCACCGCAACCACCGCAGGAGGACGACATGATCGGCGCGATCTTCATCAAGAAGGGCGGCACCCGCTACATCTCCTACCCGCTGGCGGGCGTGTACCGGGGCATCCCGAACCCGCAGACCGAGAAGGACATAAAAACCGTCCTGGACCGCGCCGACGTGCAACGTATGGAGTGGTCGGACCAGGACGTGGACAACCTGCACGCCTTCGGGGTCCGCATCGACTAGGAGCAGGCGGCCACCGCGGCCCGCACCGGGTCGAACCCCGACCCGATGTACCGCTGCGTCGTGGCCACCGATGCGTGCCCCAGCAGCTGCTGCACCGCGATCAGGTCGCCGGTCGCCGCATACGCCGTCGTCCCGCACCGGTGCCGCAGCGTGTGCGCCGTCCACCCGCCGCCCAGCGCCGCCGCCACCTTCCGGCCCACGGACCCGGCCCGCATCGGCCCGCCGTCCCGTCCGGGGAACACCCACCCGGCCGGCACCAGCGCCAGCCGCCGGCGCACCTCCGGCGACAGCGCCACCCACCGGGCGTGCCCGCCCTTCCCCGCCACCAGCAGCCGGTCCCCGTCCGCGTCGCGGGTGTGCAGCCGCGCCACCTCCATGCACCGCAGCCCCGACTGGCCCATCAGCAGCAGCATCAGCGCCACCTGCCCGTCGGCGGCCAGCAGCGCCCGCTTGTACACGCCCTCCGGGCACGGCCGCGCCTGCGGCCTGGGCACCCGCACCCGTTCGGTGCGCTGCGTCGGGTCGTGCTCGGTCGCCCCCCGCCGCACCGCCCACGTGAAATAGGCCGACAGCGACGACCGCACAGACTTCGCGTACTCCGGGGACCGGCACCCGGCCACATGCGCGGCCACATCCCCGCCGGTCACCGCCCACGGATCGGGATGCCCGGCCGCGAACCGGCGCAGGTGCGCCAGCCTTGCGCGCCGCCAGGTCCGTGGCGAACCCGTCGAGATCCCAACCGCCGCTGCTCATGGGCCCGGTGTGCCACCGCCCCCCGACACGGCCGGTAACCAGTGGGTTATCGGCTTCACAGCAGCCCGCGGATCTCGTCCAGCCGGGCGATGATCTTGCCCAGCGACACATGCCACGCCTGGTCTGTGCCCGGGTAGCCGCGCAGCGAATGGTCCACCGCCCACAGCAGCGCCTGCGCCATCGCGAGGTCCCGCATCAGTGCGATCCGGTGGTACTGGCGCTGCGCGGCGTGCATCACCACACCACCTCGGCGAACGGCTGGCAGCGGTCGGGGTCGTGCCTGACCCGGTCGTCCGCGCACACCGCCTCCACATCGGCCCAGGGCAGCCCGTACACGCCGCAGTGGCAGCGCCTGCGCCACGTCGGGTGCCGCAGGTAGCCGGACTGCACCGACCGCGGCCAGTCCGCGAAGTCCTCGTAGTCCACGGGATGGGTCATGCGTCCAACTGGTCGTCGTCGAGCAGCTCGTCGGCGCGCGGCGGCCCGCCGCGGGCCTGCGTCCCCGGCGGGTAGTCCAGCAGCATCCCGGCCGGGTACGTGCCGCGCAGGTTCGCGCCGCTCACCGGATCGCTCCTGCGGCTACGAGGGTGTCCCAGTCGTCACGCCCGGTGGCGTCGCGCAGGTCCGTGCCGCGCAGGTACGCGCCGCTCAGGTCCGTGCCGCGCAGGTCCGTGCCGCTCAGGTCCGCGTAGCGCAGGTTCGCGCCGCGCAGGTCCGTGCCGCCCAGGTCCGTGCCGCGCAGGTCCGTACCGCCCAGGTTCGCGCCGCGCAGGTCCGTGCCGCGCAGGTCCGTGCCGCTCAGGTTCGCGCCGCTCAGGTTCGCGCCGCGCAGGTTCGTGCCGCGCAGGTCCGTG